CCATCAGGTTCACACGGAGACGTCCACTTGACATTCCCAAATAACGTAGTTATTGGTATCAAGCGTGATGTAACCGTTTACCGCTTCTTCCAGCCACGTAAGGACACAATCGAGTACACAATGTATACCCGTGTTGGCGTTCAAATCGAGCAGGCAGACGCTTGGGTAGTTGTAAAGAACGTTAAGGTTGCTTCTTAATTAATTAAGAATTAAACTACCGAAAGGCCCCCAATTAATTTTGGGGGCTTTTCATTTTAATTTATCAATGCTATAATTAAAGGACCTAGAAAGAGGAGAACTAAATATGTCATTTGACACATTAACAGTAGCTGAATTAAAGGAAATTGCAACGGAGTTTGCAGTAGACACAGAAGGCCTAAAAAATAAAAAAGAAGTAATTGCTGCCATGGCAGAAGAGGGCGTAACCTATTCTGTATATCAAAAGACAGTTAAAGCAATTGAAGAGGCTACAGAAGAAATTGAAATTTTACCAGTTTTTGATCCGAAGGCTCAGCCAGAAGATACTATCTTGGTACGTATGACAAGAGATAATCATAGATATGATATTCACGGATACAGCTTTACAAAGACTCATCCCTTTGTAGCAATGTCTGAAGATGATGCTCAAAAAATCTTTGATACAGAGGAGGGTTTTCGTTTAGCGACACCAAAGGAAGTTCAGGACTTCTACAACTAAACGTTAACATAAGTTAATGGAAATATTAGCAGGAACAAACTCACCAATACAGCACAGGGTATTTTGGAAAGGCGAATCTGCAGTTGCAGATAGCATACCCACAGTATCTTTATTACGAGCAGATGTACCAGCACAAACAGTTTTATACTCTGGCACTGCAGTTCAATCGGAGACCGATACAGGGGTTTACAATTTTTATGCACCACAAACCACTAAGCTTCCAGGATCTCTTATTGCAAGATGGCAATATGCGGTTGAAGGTTTTTCTATATCATATGATCAAAATGTTGATGTAGTTAAGCCATACGTAGACTTGTCACAAGTGATTAATGGTTTAGGTTTGGGCTCTGACTACAATGATCCAAATAGCAGAACTTATCAAGAGCTAGTTGATGCCGAGAAGTACTCTCGTAAAGTAATTGAAAATTACACTCAGCAAAAGTTCTACAGCTATCTTTCATCAGAGATTGCTTATGGGTCTGGTAACGATATTCTTCCTTTATCTAATAAGATAAACACTCTTCAAGCAATAGAAGTAAATGATATCCCGCTTACAGGAATGCCATTTGAAGTTGCTGAAAGTGGATTTTCAATTAGATTAAATCGTGCAGATATGCTTGACAACGTAACATATGTTGCTAACGGCTTGATCCCACCAACTATCAATGACTACTCAGGAATCTTTAATAAAGATGCTAGATATAAAGTCACGGGATACTTCGGCTGGGAAAAAGTTCCAAATGAAGTTGAGATGGCAGCTATTGAACTTATGAAAGACTATTTCTCTAAAGACAAAGTATGGAGAAACAAGTATATAAAGAGCATATCCACATTCGACTGGCAGTTTGATTTTAACTCAGCCACCTTTTCGGGTACTGGTAATAACTACGTAGACCAATTGCTTTTGCCTTATGTAATAAGCAAAATGGTATTGATATAAAATGAATAACCTTGTAGACTCCATCCTAAGCATGAAGATGGATGTGTATGTGCAGCAAGACGTACAGGACCAGGATACAGGCGCTATAAAAAAAGAATGGCTTTATTCAAAAACTGTTGCCTGCTATGCAAGAGGAATAATCACTAGCAGCGGAGCCAGATCTTCAGATGTCCAAACCATGAGTAATAGATATACTAACAAAGAAAATATTGAAATTAGAACTGAAGCAAGAGTAACCCTAAGAGACAAGATTACAAATATTAGAGACTCATCAGATAATGTTATTTGGGCCGAGCTAAATTACCCAACAGAAACTCCAACAGTCTTTGAACTAATTGGAACTACACCAATCACTGACCCATTCGGCGGAATACTAGGATACAACTGTTCAGCCCGTAGATCGGAGAATCAGGTAATTGGACTCTAGTGTTGCTTTACTACAAACCGCAAGCGGCCTTGAACGACCAATGGCTGGAAACAAGCCTGGGATAATTAAAGATTCCTCTGTAGCACAAATATCTGCATTCCTTTATTACCAAGCAAGTGTCCTTGGAAAACTTACAGCAAACAAAGCCTTTCAAAGTTTATTTAAACAAACTATATTTAATCAGATAAATAAAGATTTTGGGGACTATATAGATTCATCTGCAAGAGTAAAGCCAACTGCATTGCACCATGTTTATGAATGGAATAAAACGGGGCAAGAGACATCTAGACTATTTAAATTAAACAGGATGGATGCAGATGGACTTTCATTTAGAGTAACATATGACTTTAAATTATCTAAGTCTTCTGTCCCGTCTAAAAATAAAAAACAAAGAAAGAAATATGTATTTGCAACAAAGGCTTCTGTGATGGAAGCTGGAATGCCCGTAATAATCCGTCCAAGGTCCGCTGAGCGCTTAGTATTTGAGTTAGATGGTATTACCGTGTTTATGCCCAAAGGGTCCTCAGTGACCGTTAAAAGCCCAGGAGGACGTGCCTCATCAAATCAATTTAGACTACACTACGGAAGATATTTTGGGGGGCAGCTTGTTAATAATTCAATCAAGGCCTCTGGGTTTCAGAATATATTTAACGCCAAAATGAGCAAGGCATTAGATACACCAGCAAGTATTCGAAAAGTGCAATATAGCTTCACAGCTGGTAAAATTAGGTTGGAAGCAGATATGGAATTACAAACGGCATTTGGGGGAGCACTATGACAGTAGATTATAAGATAGATGCAGTATTTGAACTACGCAAGTTCCTCTGGAATGAATTAAAGACTACAAAGATATTTGATCCTACAGAATACTACAGCGATAATATTAATATGGAGATTATTCCAATTATCCCAGTTCAGCAACAGCCAGAACTCAATCAATTTTTAAGCGGGAAGAAGCATATTGTCTATGACAAGATTGGCCTATCCTATGAGGACATATGGCTACTATGCTGCGAGAAGGTTTTATTTACAGTGTATTCCACAGACGTATCCGACATATATGAGATCCGAAATTTGATGACAGACCTATTCAGAAGAATGGACGATTCTGCCAGAGATATTAATAAATTTAAGGATGAGCCAAAGATTAAATTTCACAGTATACAGGTTGTTGAGACCTCACCCATAACCCCGTCAGAGGAACTTCAGGGCTTCCTATCGTCCGACATAATCCTAGAAGTAAAATATTCAAGAATCACTGGCCCAGATGGACGTTTTATCTAAGTTGCGTTTGGGGTCATTATACACTAAAATTAGCTTAGAGGAAAAAGCCTAGCCAGCTTTGATTTAGATTTAAAACGTAAGTCAATATATATATATTTATTTAACAGGAGGTTTTACAACATGGCACAAAACACAGGTAATGCTAGAAATATTCTTGTTGGTGCGTCACCATTGTTCCTTACAACACTTGATATCACATCTGGGCAATATGCAGATTTTGAAGCAGGAGTTTTAAGAGCAGGCACAGCAACAAAGAACGATAAGGTACCAGCATTCGTAGCACCAACAACATCAGCAGCGGGAACATCTTACACAGATACACTTAACGCACTAGATGCAGGTGTAGGACAAGATGGAGCCTACCGTAACGTAGGTTACACAAATAACGGTCTTCAGGTTACATACAACCCATCATACGGTTCAGTAACAGTAGATCAGCTTCTTGACTCAGCAAAGCTTTTCAAGGAGACAATGGAAGTTATGATCGCAACAGAAATGGCAGAAGGTACTCTTGAGAACGTTCTTGCTGTATTTGGTCAGCGCTCAGACACATTAGATTCATCAGTTGCAACAAAGAAGACTCTAGGTCTTGCTGGTGGAGCACTAGGTGAGGCTCCAACAGAGCGTCAGCTAATTGCAGTTGGACAGGCTCCAACTTCAGATACAGTTTCAGCTTCTGAGCGTGTATATTATGCACGTCGTGTTCTTTCTGTACAACAGTCACAGTTCTCTTTGGCTCGTAACGCAGCATCAACATTCCCAGTAACATTCCGTTTGCTACCATCAGGTGCATCGACTCACGCTGGTAAGGAATATGGTTTCATTGTAGACCGTGTTCTCTCAAAGCTACCAACACCATAATTAATATAATTAATTAATAGATTACCCCCCAAGCAATTGGGGGGTTTTCTATTGCCATTGTATTTTGAATATGATACAATAATTAAGACTAGATCCTAGGAGGATTAAATTGGCAACTACAGTATATGATGTTGAAGAAATTCAGCTACAGAATGGCGCTACAGTTAAGCTTAAGCCTTTAACAATTAAAGAGCTACGTGAGTTTATGAAGGTCATTAATAAGACACAAGAAGTAACAACAGAAGACGAAACATTAACAATCCTTATTGAGGCTTGTGGAGTGGCTTTACAGAAGCAGCTTCCAGACTTAGTAGCGGACAAAGACGCATTTGAAGACACACTTGACGTTCCAACTATCAATCGCATTCTTGAAGTTTGCGGAGGAATTAAGATGGACGACCCAAACCTACTAGCGGCAGCAGTACTGGCTGGTCAGAACTAGATCTAGCCGCTTTAGAAGGGGAAGTTTTTCTTCTTGGTAATTGGATAAATTACGAACAGTTAGAAGAAAGTCTTTCAATGCCAGAATTAGTCCAGACTTTTAAATCAATGCAAAAAACTGAATCGGAAAAAAGAAAATTCTTAGCTTCAATTCAGGGAGTAGATTTAAATGAAAGCAGTAATGAAAATAAGGAGGGGTCATCCTTCGAAGATGTTAAAAGAAGAGCACTTGGAATTACGGCATCAGCAAACGATGTTGTATCATTACAAGGGTCATTCGCCAGCGAAGCTGGTTTTGGCATTGGAGCGGGATTAGGATACTCTATAGAGTAACATAGTAATATGGCAGATAATAATTTAACCACGTTTATTACCGCCAACGCAGACTTTACGAGTTTAAGAACTCAGCTAGCTGCGGTTACTGCCCAACTCGTAAAATTACAAGAAACAACTGCTGGCACAAACGCTAAACTTGCAAATCAAATTGCAGTGATGAACAAGTCGTTTGCCACGACACTTACTTCAACAGGGCAATTTTCACAACACTTTGTATCTCTAACTTCAGACGTAGACAAGTTTGGAAGAAATTTAGATAGAGGCCGACTCAAGCTCAACGAATATTATAATGCTTGGAGCGGCCATACAAAGAAAACAAGCAATTTAGTTAGAGAACTTGCTAAGCAGCAAGTAATGCTTCAGCAGGCTATAGTTCAGCCTGTAGGTAAAAACGCACAAGGCTTAATGCAATACAATGTTATGGTTGCAAAGGGTCTTGATGAAGTAAAGAACAAGATGGCTATTGCTACACAGCAAGCGGCAATTATGAACAAGGTCATGCTTGACGGATCAACAGGACTTATTAACTGGGGTAAAAATACTCAGTGGGCTGGACGTCAATTAACAGTAGGACTTACTGTTCCACTTATTGCATTTGGCGCAGCAGCACAAAAAGCATTTAAAGAAGCAGACCAAGAACTAGTAAGATTAACAAAGGTTTATGGCGGATTAGCTGCAACATCTTCAGCAGATTTGGCTCAAGTTAGAAAAGATATTAGCGCAACCGCAAAAGAAATTGCAAGCTCTTATGGAGTTGCATACAAAGAAACAATTGCATTAGCGGCTGATCTTGCAGCAACAGGACAACAGGGCAACGACTTAATAGCTGCTACACAACAAACTACAAGGCTAGCGGTTCTTGGTGAAGTTGATAGACAAGAAGCAATGAAAGCAACTCTTGCAATTCAAAACGCATTTAAACAAAGCACAGACGAACTTACCGCATCAATTGACTTTCTTAACGCAGTTGAAAACCAGACATCAACAAGCCTTGCAGATTTAACTGAAGCTATTCCAAAGGCAGGGCCAGTAGTTAAATCACTAGGTGGAGATGTAAAAGATTTAGCGCTTTACCTTACAGCAATGAAAGAAGGCGGAGTAAACGCTTCTGAAGGCGCAAACGCAATTAAGTCTGCAATGGCATCATTAATTAACCCAACAAAAGTTGCAACCGAACAATTTATGGGGTTTGGAATTGACCTTAAGGGAATAGTAAACGATAACGCTGGAAACCTTACAGAAACTATAATGGACTTGCAATCAGCGCTAGACCAGCTTAATCCTTTAGATAAATCTAGAGCAATCGAACAGCTATTTGGAAAATTCCAGTATGCAAGAATGTCTGCACTATTTGAAAACCTCGGGAAATCAGGGTCACAGACATTGCAAGTTATGGACTTAATGAAAGCAAGTGCGGTTGAACTTGCAGGTATCTCTGAGCGAGAATTAAAGATGATCACAGAGTCAGCCTCTGGACAGTTTAAGAGAGCATGGGCTGCAGTACAAGCAGACCTTGCTACAGTAGGAGAGCAATTCTTAAGAATAAGCACAAAAGTTTTAAAGGTAGTAGATGCAATAATTAATTTCTTTAAAGCACTTCCAGGCCCAGTTAAAACATTCCTTAATGCATTAGGTGGAATAACAGCAATTGCTGGACCACTCATCATGATGGCTGGTGTTATGGGTAACTTTATTGGTTATGTTGTAAAGGGCATATTCCATTTAAGACAACTTGCTAAGGGTGGGCAGGGCTTTAGGTTATTAACTCCAGAAATCATTGCAGCAGATGCTGCAGCAAAGGGATTAGCAACATCTTTTTATTCAGACTCAGAAGCAACTATAGTATTAAAAAATGCAGTAGACACTCTTGCAGCATCTTTCACAGGACTTGAGACAAGAGCCAACGCAGCTAAGGTTGCAGTTCAACCAGCAATATCTACAGTCGCAGGAAGTGTACTTGCAGCAGGCGGAGTGGGACAAAGAATAGTGGACAAGAGCAACCCACTAATTGGAGAGCCATACTCAAGAGATATGTCTCATATGATTCCAGCACAAACAAATCAGCCAGGAACTATATTTGGAACAGTTCCAGGTGCAGCTCCAGTTAATATTAGAATTGGTAAAAACCCACAAGCATATATGAACGCAGATATGCCAAAGATTCCAGGAGTTACATCAGTAAATGGAATATCTACTGGAGTAGTTGCAGCAGAAGCCGCAAAGTGGCATGCAATGACTGCAGCAATTGCAATGCAATCAGAAGCAGAAATTAAATTATTAAAGACAGAGGTAATGGCAACTGGAACAGTTACATCAAGCCTATCGGATTCCTATCAAGCTTTACTACCACAATTTTCCGAAATTACTCAACTTGCAGCAGCTGAAACACAAGCAATTGTTCAACAGCTTCAGGCAAGTAAAATAACAGTAGAGCAGGCAAGAGCAAAAGTAATTCAGTTAAATGCAACAGTAGAAGCAATGCTTGCAGAAACAACAGCACTTACAGCCCAATCAATGGGAAGAACTGCAAACTTAACTACAGTGCCATTTACATCTCAGCCAGTAGTTGACCCAGCCACTGGGAAATCAAATATGAAAGAGATGTTCCATAAGGGATCAACAAAAAATCTTGTAGATAAAATTGCTAGAGCTCTCGGAGGAGTTAGAACTTCGGGCGCAGGGTATAACATTCAAACAACAAAACCTAAGTTTGCTGACGGTGGAATCGTACCAGGAACAGGTAATACAGATACATATCACACAACAGCAGAGGCTGGATCTTTTGTAATTAATAAGAAGTCTACTCAAGAAAATATGCCAATAATAAGCAGTCTGCTAGGTGGAACTCCTAAGTTTGCTGACGGTGGTCAAGTACCTGTTGTTCTGACTCCTGGAGAAGCAGTAATACCTGCAGAAGTTGCACAAAAGAATATGCCTTTGATGTACGAGCTAAATGGTGGCCCAGGAAACACATCTGGAAGCGGAATGCATCTTCGTGGCGGATCAATTGCATCTATAATTCGTGGAGTTACGCAAAGAGGAAGACACTATAAAGCAAAAGCATTGCTAGATGATGCTGGAATTCCTATTAACAAATTACAAAACTCTGTTTATCCATTCTCACACTCACTTAATTTAAAAATAAGAGGTGGCGGAACAGCGTCAGCAAGAGAGTTTATAGACGTATTTGAATCACCAGACTCACTTAGATTAGCTAATGTTGTTTTAGATAGAAGTGGCTTAAAGCCAATAACTTCAATACAGCATCAAGCTATTAGAAAATATTTAAATGATCCTACCAAGGTAGATCCATCTAAAGAATTAACAGAAGCTGGTTTTGGTTCTGAGTTAACAAAAGCATACCTATCTGCTGGAGTTAGCAAAGATCAGATAAGTGCAATTGCAGCAAAGCATACAATGAGATTTGCTTTTCCAGGCACTGGAACAATTGTTGAAAGAAGAGACGCTTTGATTAAAAAGCTTCAAGATAAATATCCAGATGCCTCATTCTCGATAGATAAAAGATCAAATAATAATATAGTTGTAAAAATACCAGGACAAAAAGCATTTAAAATTGAGCATGAAGCTACAAGATCTATACACGGTGCAACTGGAGGAGTGTCTTATGAAACATTAAGACAGGATATTCCAGCAGGCGCTACTGCAGATGGAAAACTTGCATATGGACATATTCCGTTAGACGAAACATTGTTAAATGCAGGAGGAATGGTACCTGGGAAATTTGCAAAAAGATTATTTGGCGGAGGAAGATTATTCCTTGGAATGCCTAAAACACTTAAGCAAGTAGAAGCTCAAAGAGCTCAAAAGGCTGCAATGGAAAGAGCTAATGATGCAGTAAATAATTCTAGATTTGCAAAAAAGCCTATTACACAATATGGAGATTTGTTAGAGCCAACTTCAGGTAGAAGCTTCCCAGTTCAAGGCATAGGAGGAGTTTATTCAAAGAACGGAGATAAGGTTTTTGTAAAGCCTGTCTTAGATGAAAAGGCTGCATTGGCTGAAATGAGAGCTACTCAAATTGCTCGTGAAGTACATGGATTAAATGCTCCAAATCAAAAAATTGTAGTTATGAGAGACCCTTCAGATCCAACAGGCAAGCGTAAAATTCTTGCACTTGAATCAAAGTATGACGAAGCATTTGCAAAGCAAGATGGTAAATTTGACGAAGACCAATATTTTAGACAGCTAACAGCTTCAGCATTACGTGGAGATAAAGACCTAGGAAGAGGAAATCTATCAGGTAATGTTCTAGCGGATGTAGGTACAGCTGGAGTTTTTGCAACCGCCTCTGGTGTTAGAGATTACTCTGCAACAATGCCATCATTTAAAGATCAAGCTGTAATTAATTTGTTGGGTAAAAAAGGAAGCTCTGCAAAAAGATTCTTTGCAGAATCTACATTGGATATACCAAAGGGAATGACTGCAGAACAGTATAATGATCGCATGCTTAAAGAGATCAACGATGCTTTGCCTAAGCTCAAGCAAACTGTTGCAACTTTCCCTGATTTAACTGCAGAAGAAAGAATTATATATCATGCAATGATTAAAAGACTTTCTGATGCAAGAAAGCCAAATGCAAATTATGCAGATCTACATGGCATACATTCTGCAGTACAAATATCTGAGCCAAAA